CGCGGCCACAAAAGCAGCCGCGCCCTTTAAATCAGCCTATTTTTGTTTTGATGCTGTGTACGCGCCGTTTTACCGTGCGCTCACTCAAATTCAGTTCTGCCGCAATATCAGCATTGCGCCAGCCGCGCCGCCGAAGCTGCAAAACATCCGTTTCTTCATCGGTCAGCAAACCGCCGACAAAATCAAACTTTGGCATGATTACTCATCCTTCTTGTTCTTGCTTTCGGTCTGCGTGCCAAAATAAAAGGCCACGACCATTGTAACAATGGTCATGACCGTGTCAGGCTGTAATTTCTCCCGCAGCGCCAATGCCGCAAACACTGCAACGACAACCAGCGTCACAATGGTTTTTACCTTGAAAAGCGCGGCAATGTTTTTCAAAAAATCGCCCATAGATATGCACTCCCTTTCAGCCAATCAGATGATTTTGCAAAGCTTCCTTTGCCTTTTGCATCTGGTCAATGTTGTTCCCATCCAGATTGTGGTCAAGCAGGGCAAGCAATGCCTGCATGGTCACATGCTGCCCCTCGTCCATGCGGTCAAGCCGCAATTTGTCTTTTTTCAAGAATCCCTCCATGGCGTTCACCCGCTCTTCAAGCTTGGTAATGCGTTTGTCCTGGTCGGTCTTCGGCTTTTTTACGGCAGTGATTACTTTGCTGATGGCAACGCCCCCGGCATACAGTCCGGCAGCAGCACCCGCCGCGTAAATTAAAAACGCCCAGGCCTCCGCAAGTGTAAACGAAAATACATGCTGCATCGGCATCACACCTCCACGTATTTTGCATGATACGCCTTGTCGTTGTCCAGCCCGTACTTCTTGGCGATGAGGTAGAACTCCATCGCCGCAGCGTTCGGCAGGACGACGTGATCCAGCCATACCTCCTGATGCGTCTGCGCGGCGGGCTTGTCCACCGCCGCCTTATCAAAGCGCGTAAGGTTGAACTGGTTCACGACGGCCAGAAGACTTGCGGTATACGTCGGGCTGGTGGCCCAGCCATCGGCCCGGATGTACTCGCACGCCTTGTTGATGTCGGTACAGCCGACAAGGTTCGAGTAGCGCGGCATGGTCGTCAGCTTCTTGATGTAGTCCTCTACACAGGCGACCATCGTATCGTAGGCGCGGAAGCCCGCCGTGATGGTGATGTACTTGCTGCCGTCCCACTCCTTCGTGGCCTTGTTGTACACTCTGCCGCTCCAATTGCTGGCCTTGATGCCGAACAGGTTGTTTGCCTGTACTGCAAGCTCGCTCGTGCCGTAGGCGCTCTCCAAACAGGCCTGCGCAATGCACAGCGACGGCAGAAGATGGGCGCTCAGGCAGCGCTCCCGGCACTTCTCGGCCATCACGTCGATGAACGTCTGCTCCTGCGTCTTGGCAGGCGCAGCGTCGGCCACGTCGCCCTTCAGGCGCTTCGTGACCTGTGCCGCAATGTCCGGGAACTTGCTCTTGAGATAGGGGCCGGGGCAGGCCGTGGCGGCGTAAAAGCAGTGCATCGTGAGCGAACCGTTCTTGTCGCCGGTATAGGTCAGCTCCTTGATGCCGTTGCGGCGGCAAATGTCGGTGCAAAGGTCGAGCAGCGCGGCATACGCCTTGTCGCTGACGTGCCAGTCCGGTGCGCCGCTGTCGTTGGCAACCTCAATCGTAATAGCCCGGTGGTCGTTCCACGGACTGGACGAACACCAAGAGCGGTCAGCTTCGTGGCAAAACAAGCCGATGCGGCCGCTGGATTCGATGGCGTAGTTTGCGCTCATCTGGCGTGAGGGCCTGCCGACAAGAGCGCCGAAAGATTCAAGCGTCGTGTTACCAGCCATGTGATGAACGGTAATCTTGCTGATGGGCTGGCTCCGGGGCCTGTTGCAGTTCGGGCTGATGGCCGTGTAAACGGCCAGTGCAGAATCACTCATTTTCGTCCTCTCCCTTCCCGTTCGACAGCTCCTCGTCCATTTCGGGCGACAGGATCATTTCATCCTTCATTGGTTTCACTCTCCTCGTTGGTGTCGTTTTCTTCGTCGGTGGTATTTTCAGTGCCGTCAACCTCCGGCACATCCGGCGTCTCCGTAACCTTGTCTGCGCTCTCTCTTGCATCCAGCGCATCATAATACGCCTGTGCCAGCGTCTCCACCTCGGCAATGTCATCTTCAGTCAGCAGCCCATTGTCAAGGTGCGTGTAGGCTTTGTCCAGCCAGAACGCAACGTCACGTCCTGCTGCAATCTCCCGCTTGATGCTGCGCAGCGTTAAGTCGTGCCGCGCTTTACTCTTGATAGCCATTTTATTACTCCTTTCAGGTTTGCGATGCCACTGCATCTTCTAAATCGGTGATCCGCTTAATGGGGTCTGCGCGTCCCGTCACAGTCGCGCTGTCGGCATCGGTCAGCACGGTGTTTACTCCTACAAGCGCTGGCAACGGCTGTGCGCCTGTCGCGGTGAAGGGCACAGGCTCTTTCAGCTTGTAGCAGACTTGCACCGGTGTCCCTGCGGCGTACTGTGCGGCAATGTAGGCGTTTAAGGCATTAACATCTGGAAAATAACGGCTCATAATATCCGCTCTTGTGAAAATATAATTTCCTGTCTGATTCCCACCAAAAGTATTAGCAGGAAAATGACTACACATTGTAGCATAGTCATTTACTACACCAGGTGCTGAATTGGATGGCATCCTCCAAAATCTATCACTCTGTGTAAACTTGTTGGTTGTCCCGTCCAGCGTCAGCATTTTCCACGTCTCTTGTCCCTCACCGTTTACCGCGTCCACCTCACCTTCATACACGGTTTCAGGCAGGGTCAGGGTGTTGGTCTGCCCGATGTATGGTGTGTAGGTGGTGGGGGCGCTTCCAGCAACGAAAACGACATCAAAATTGTAGTTAAATGTTCTCCCGTTATTCAGCCCAAATTGAATCCATTCACAGTCGGTTGAGACTGTGAATGTTTCCTTGGGTTCCATACCAGATTTTGTGTTAAGCATATATGCACGCTTGATAAACTTCTTGCTTTTCGTCAAAAAAGCAATGCGAGTATACAGAATTGTGTCGTCTGTTTGCCTCAAACGAATCGAGTATTGTGCGCCTGGAACAACTTTTACGTAAGAAACAGCGACATCTTCGTGTGATGACAAAACTCCATCATTACTGTAAACTGGTGCGCCAACTACCAATCCATCTCTATTAAAGAGATTCTCCCCGCACCGTTCGACCCTCACGCTGTCACGTCCCTTGATGGGACGGATGTTTTCGTAAGGTGCATAGGCTGTTGCAGCGGAGCCTTTCTCCATCTGCGGTTTTGCCGAAACATTATCCAGTGTGCCAGAGGCTGCGAAAAACAAGGAAGCTTTTTGTATGTCATTCTCTACTGTAAATGTAAGTGGATGTCCAAATTGTTGTACGGCAATTGTAGTATTGCCTGCATCAGCATGGCGATTGAGAATTGTCATACGGAAATACGGCATTGCGCTAATCGTGTATGTACCTGCTGGAAGCAAAAAATAATCAGAGTTGTAGTATGTAGTCCCATCTGCCGTTCCGTTTGCTGTCACAGTGCCATCTGGGGTTATTGTCCACGTCACTCCATAGCTCACTTCTTTTTCTGACATCCATGCAGGATTAAACAGGTTCTTCCCGCCACCTGCCGGATACGGTGTTCCGCTGCCTTCCTGCACCGGCTCCCAGCTGGCCTTTACCCCCAGCGGATAACCCGCCACAGGGTAGCACAACACCGGATTCCCGGATTCCTTGATTTCCGGGCAGAGCATGTCCACGATGTTCTTGCTGCTCCACGTATTTTCACCAATGGTGCTGTCATCGGGGTAGGCACGCTGCATCTGGTTTTTCAGCGTGCCAATGTCTCTCATCGCCTGGCTGTAGTCAGAGGGCATCCCGTCAACTAGGGTTTGTGCCTTGTCTGCGCTGTTCTTGGCATTGTCGGCGAATCCCTTGGCTTGGTCTCTAACGGCCTCAGTCTGGGCCTTAATCTGCCCTGTGGCGGTCTTTATAGCCTCAGTGTCAGCCTTAACAGCTTTCACATCTTCCAAGAGCTGCTGAATAGTCTTGTACTCGTCGCTGCTGATAATAGCATTTTCGGGTAGAGGGTTTCTGTCGAAGTGCAGCCAGATGGGCGCACTGCCTGCAATGCCACCGCCGACAGTGATTTCAACAATCGGGTAATAGTCGCCCCAGCCAGTAGACATCTGCGGAGTGACAGCGAAATATGCGATTGTGCGCTCTGCATTCACGCCGAGCGCAGGATTGTACACATGATAGCCGTCGCGCTTGTCCATGCGGATGTTTACATCTGCGTCAGACGGGACTTTATACTCTGTGCCGCCTTTTTTGAGCGAAACGCAAAGAACAGGAATGGTCTGGTCATACTGAACCAGATTCACGGCCTTTTTGTCAGGCCTGCTGTCGAAGTCTACGGTACACGATTTGAGATGTGCTGTAGACAACGGTTCATAAATAGTTGCTGCCAAGTTTGACCCTCCTCTTAGTAGTAAATCAGCGTAATCTGGCGGTTCACCGAGCCGTTGCCGCTCCATTTCATGGTGATGGTGTTCCCGCTGATGTTCAGGTACGCGATCTCCGAGCTATACGCGCTCTGCGCGATGTCGCAGATTCCTACCAGTGTGCCGCCCGTGAACGTGTAGCTCCACGAGCCGGAACCGTCGGCCATGGTGATTGTCACCGTTTTCAGCGCTTTTGCGCTCACCATTCCGTTACCTGCGTGGTATCCGCCCGGGACTGTAACCGCACCGCCCGGGGATATCTCCCGGCTCCAGTTTCCTTGGTTTGTCATGCAGCCGCCAACATTCACGCCCGCTTCAGCGCTCGTAAAATTGTTGCCCGCCAGAACTGCGGACGCAGGAGCAGAGCCGACAGGGAATGCAACCT